CATGTTGATCGCGTCGTTGAACTTGTCAGCAGCTTGCGCCATCTCTGTGGTGATGGTCGATGAGTATTGACTCATGGCCTCGCGGCCGCCATTCAACATCGGAATCAGGTTGGCGCCTGATTTGCCAAAGATCTCCATGGCCAGCGCCGTCTTCTGCGCACCATCTGGCAGCATGCTGAACTTGTCGGCAATGTCGAGCATCACAGCGTCAACGCTGCGGATCTTGCCTTGCGTATCCGTTGAGCTGACGCCAATCGATCTCAGGGCTTCATTGGCTTTCGATGCAGGATCAACAATCCCCTTCGATAGCTTGCCCATCGCCTTGGCGACTTCATCAATGCTGCTGCCGCTGTCTTCTGCCGCGGCGCCAAACTTGCTCAGCGTCTCAACACCAACGCCCGTGCGCTGGCTCAGATCGTTGAGGTTATCGGCTGCATCAATCGCATTTTTGCCAAGCACTGCAAGGCCGCCTACTGCTGCGGCACCAAGGCCAGCAATCGCAACGCCTGCAGTCTTGGCCATGCCGCCAAGCTTGCTGAATGCGTTACTCAATCCAGATGCCTGATTGTTCGCCTTATCCAGCGAACGGGTCAGGCCATCAATCTGCGCCAGACCGTCAACTTTTGCCCTGATCGTCAGGGCTGTTGTCATGTCCAGCGCCATGCTCAGCCCTTGCGCTTATTGATCGCTCCCACCACTGTAGCCTCAATGATCTGTAGGTCACCGAGCACCTCGGCCGGATCAGTGATCTGCAGCAGATCAAACACCCAACGCACGGCGCTGTAGTCCAAGCCGATCATCGTACCGGAATCGGTACGCCATTGCGTCTGCACCTTGAGGAACACACGCACGGCAGCCCATGCGTCGGGTTCCACCTCGTAGTTGACGGCCGCCTTGCTTGGTGGTGGTTCGATGCCGAGCACAGCTGCATCCTTTGCTGTGTCGTCAACCTCCATGCCGCCTAGCCAGTGCTCAGCGGCCCCGATCAGTTTTTTCGCTTTTGCTCCACCAGTGACTCGAAGTAGGCGCCAACCAATGCGCCGGCCATCATCGGCACATCCAACAGCTGCGCCTTCACGGCATTGCTGAATGGCACGGGCTCACCATCGCCATCGATGATGCCATCCCATCCCATGAGGATCTCATCTGCGATGCTCTGATCGCTGATGCCCTCGCCGGTATCCTCGCCCTTCTCGTTGGCCTTGACGCGCTGCTGCACCTCACGCTGAATTTCATTGATGCGGCTCTGGGGCAGCCGCTTGAACTCAGCATCAAAGGTCTGCCGCTCCCGCTTGCCACCATTGGCCGGGAGCTTAATGCTCACCGGCCAGGTGTAGGAGTCCGACTGCTTGAGGACAAAAGCCACGCGGATCAGGTGTAGATGAGCTCTATCTCATCATTGCCTGAATCGGTCGGTGTGGCAATGTATGGAAGGGTGAGCATCTGGATGCCGTCCTCATCGCTGTAGGACGGATTGCCAAGGTCAATTTGCCCTGCATAGAACGTGACGATGTTGCCGGCGGTCTGGCCATGCTGGAAGGTCAGGCTGCCGGTGCTACTGCCGGTGGCATCGTTGAAAAAGTTGTGAGCGCTGACCAATACCGCCTCGATCATCACCTCACCAGCAGGGGCACGGTTGGTGATGATGACTTCCTTGGTGCAGCCCACCAGCTCGCGGTAGACCAGCTCATTGGCTAGTTCCATCGTGAAGCTCTGCAGGCACCCGGCATAGCTAAACACCTCGAAGTCCGTGGTGTTGCCCTGCTTGAACACCACCGGATCAGCTTGGTTGGCATAGGTGGGGCTGCTGATGGCCGATGCAGTTGGTGCGTTGTAGATGCCGGTGAACTCAAACGCGATGGTGGGAATCTCACCCACGGCGCAGTTCAGGGAGAAAGTGCCGCGGCAGCCGGTGGCCTTGTGCAGCACGCCGTCGTTGTTGAAATAGATGGTGACCGAGCCGGGCGCCGTATTGCTGTTGGGCGTGTAGGTGACGCTGGTGCTGGCCGATACGGTCTCAGTAAAGGAGCACGCTTTCAGCAGCGGGCCATAGGCGGGTGCAGTGCCGGCGGTGCCAGAACCTGCCAGCTCTACCTCAAAGTTGACCAGCACACGGGTCTGCGCCAGCAGCTGCTCCGATTGGCCCAGGTAAGGCCGGATCAACTCACGGCTAACGGTCTCAGCCTCAAGCGGCGTTACCTCAATGTTGCGCACCAGGATGGCGTTAGCGCCAACAGTTGGCGTGGGGTCAACGCCGTAAGTGGTTTCGATTTCGGCCAGCAGCAGCTGGCGGCGGGAAAGCAGCGGCATGGCTTGGCCGGATGGAATCTTTCATCCCATCGTAGCCGGGTCAGCTTGTAGTTAAATTGGTGACTGAGGTGCGATAACGCACGAGATATTCGCAGCCAATCACGCCGGCTGGCTGATCCGCTTCCACAATGTCAAAACTCACCGACTGAGGCTGCACATCAATGGCATAACCGCCCAGCGTCAGATCGGCCATCATCTTGGAGTGCAGGCTTTCGATGATCGGATCAGCGGTCTGATCCGGCACAGCGCCGCGCACGATCACCGCGATCCGTACCGTCAGGCTCCAATCCAGCGTGGGCAGGCTCGTGTTTTGCTGCGCCGTATCGGATACGGGCTCGATCACGATGGCCGGGCTTTCGCCGCGGCTCAACGGTTCCACCCTGCTGCGGTAAATCCGCGTGCTCACGCCCGTGGTGCCGGTGAGCGCCGTGCGGATCGCAGTCAGTACCTGTTCGCGTTTGGTGGTCATCGTTAGGCGGAGGCGACTTGCACGACTGTGCAAATGATGCCAGGAATGGCGGGATGCGCCGGGCTGGCCTCTGCAGCCTCAGCGTGGATATAGGCGGCGACGTTGTTTGTCATCCACATCAGCTCGATATAGTCGTTTGCTGCCAATCCCAGAACGAAGTTGACCGTGCCGATCACGTTGCCAGCAACGCCGCCATGGCTTGAGATGATGCTGAAGCGGCTGTCGCTGTCGGGCACATTACCGGCAGCGCCGGCATTGTTCTTGCGCAGCCAGACGTTGATGTCGTGGATCGAGCTGTCGGTATTGCTGAACTGGATCGAGAATGTGAAGCTGTAAATGCCTGGATAGTCAACCGTGATCCGGCCGTCTGAGATGACCCTGATCCCGCGGCTTGCCGTGTCAACCTGCCGCAGTTTGATCGGATAGGCCGTATCGATGGCAGCCGCAATCTGCGAGGTGGTATCCCAGAACGATCCCCAGTAACCAGGGCAGCCGTGATAGGGCAGCTTGTCCCATGGCGTCCTGCCGTTTCCAATCTTCAGATTTTGCGTATCGCTCTCAAGGCCGAACTCGCCTGCCGTCAGCACAGGATTCAGCGCTGTCCACTGGCTGCGTGTGTTGACCTTGATAGGACCGCTCATGTCTTTTGCAATCCGAGTTGTACGAACCTGCCGTCATCCATGAGCATGGTCTCTCTGACGGTGTAAGCAGCCCCATCCACGGTGATCGAATCGCCGCGGATGAGACTGCCGAAGTTTGAGGTTCTGGCCGTCAGCGTGTAGTCGGTGCTTAGCACCATCCCATCGCTGATCACCTGGCTTGGCATGTCCAGGATTCCCTTTGCAGTAACAGCGCCAGCCGTGCAGCTGACGCCGAAATCTGCGAGGAACACATCCAGATCCTCAGTGAATGCCATGATCAGCCGTACTTAGCAGAAGCAAGGCCGAGCACTGCAACAGCGCCAGCACCGGTGCCACCGGCCACAGTGATCGACACTTTGACGTAACGCTTGAGGTTCGTCACGTTGACGTAGATCTTCTGCAGCGATGCAGTGTTGGCGGTGGTGGTGGTGAATGCGCCACCGGTCACGTCGGTGTAGGAACCGCCGGAAGTGTCGGATTCAGTCAGCTTGACCGCGTAGGTCACGCCAGCGCTACCAGCTTCAGCGTCCAGAAGGACGGCCATATCGCCTTCGTAGCCCAGCAGATCAACTGCAGAACCGGTGCCGGTAGTGGTCACCACGTCATTGCGCAGCAGGCCGAGAACCGTGGTCTTAGATCCAAGGTTGTGGATGGTCATTGTCTTGCCCTCCGTCGGGGGGTGGTTGGTTTGAGTACAGGTTGAGCGATAACCTCAACCACGTCTGCCACTAGGGCGACGGCTTCAACGGCTTTGCCGATACCAATCAAGAGCTTGGCGTCAGAGGGGGAAGCCTCTAGGACTTCCCCGATCTTCACCACTCGGCCCGAAAGCATCGTCTGCCGTAGGACCTTGATCAACATGATCAGAGGGTGTTGTTGCCGCGGCTGAAGGATTCAGGATGGCGAACGGCGATGTCCACATCCTGCATCGCAACCACGCGGACGGTGCCGGAGGTGCTGTTGGTGTAGGGGTCCACCATCAGATCAAGGCCAGAGAAGTAGCCGATGATCAGGTCGGCGAAGTTGCCGAACCACAGATCGCCGGAAGCCACCTGGTTAGAGAGAACGCCTTGATAGCCGTTCACCTCGTTGCCTTCCATCACGAACAGGCCGGAACCTGCATCTTTGGCTTTGGTCTTCAGACCACCGCGCATTGCGGCGTTCATCAGGTAGACGGGGTTGCCCAGCAGCGCGTTGGCGGTAGCCACGTCGCTCTCGAGTGCCACCACCTCAGCGAAGGTAGGGGTGTCAGCAGCGAAGTCCTCGGTGCCGATGCCGGTGGTCAGCTTGAGGCCGAGGGGCTCACCGTTGGAGCCGGTGCCA